AGCGTAGTAGCCAGTAGGAACTGTATAAACTGTAGTCTTTGTATTAGCTGTTAAGTTATTTCCTACTGATACTTCACGCATATTTATGCTTCCTCAGCTTCTTTCTTAGGCGGACGACCTACAGGCTTCTTAGGCTCTTCTTGTTCGACCAGTTCAACATAGTCAGGATGCTTACGCATAGCCTTGATGTCATGTTCATGCTCAAAGCAGTAAATATTTTCAGTTTGAGTGCATTTGAAGCGCACAGCGCTGTTGAATTTAACCATTATTTTCTCCTTTCGAGATACACTAAAGCAGTGCAGCTTGAAAGAAGAGCCACCGAAGTGGCCCCTCTTAAGTTACATTACTGAACTATTAGGCTGTACGCTTACGCTGGGACAGCCAGAGCAACAGCAGCGCCATCACGCAGTTCGCCAGCACCGTACAGAACGTCAGCAGTGAACAGAGTACCGAGGTATTCTTGTTTGTACTGAGTCTGGGTACGCACGCCCATTTGCTCAACCAGCACTGCGAAGTCTTTATGACCCATCAGGCAGATACGGGTAGCAGTAGAACCGCTAGTAGTGTCAGCGTTAGAAGTCACGAACACAGGCACGCCATACACGTTGCCGATTTCGCCGTTACGGATGGTGTTGTTACCACCAGCTTCACCCACGAAGGCTTGCTCAGTGAAACGAGCGATACCCATCAGAGTGTTACGAGTGCTAGGAGGAACGATCAGGAAACGACCGTCCATAGGAACATCGTTGTCATCCAGACGTTGGATAGAGCGACGGATAGCAGCATCAGTCAGAGCACCCACGCCAGTGTTAGCACCAGCCACATAAGCGGTAGTACCGTCAGCACCGGACAGAGCACCAGAGTAAGCAGAAGTACCGCCGCCACCGTTAACGCCACGACCCAGTTGGATCAGGCTGGTGTCAACTTGACGGGCCAGAGCGTAGCCAGCGTCATCAGTGTAGAACTGACGCAACGAAGCCAGAGCTTGAGCTTCCACGATGTCTTCGATCAGACGGCTGTATTCCCAGTGCTGGTCGATAGCCACAATCTTCTCGCCTTCAGTAGCAGCGATCAGAGTCACTTGGGTGTTAGCCGACTTAGCCGAAGCAGAGCCACGGTTAGGAGCGGGAACGTGAACGGTGTCACCTTTCTTGCCCTTGAAGCTCATCTTCTTGAACAGGTTAGCGGCAACCAGATTCTTCTTGTAAGATGCAACAATCTCATCACTCCAAACTTCTGGAATGAACGTTGCTGCGGTGGTAGTTGTAACTTGGTTAGTACCTAAAGCCATTTTTAAATCTCCTGTGATTTATTGAATAAAAAATTAAATATTTTACTTGACCCGACCTTCAGCATATGCAGCCATAATTTCAGGTTGCATATTCATGTAGCGATCAGGATCATTCATACGTAGCCGGATAAGGTCGGCACGGCGATAAACTTTCTTCGAGGACTCACCAGTTCCACCAACATCGACAGAAGCAGCTTTTAAGTTCTGCTTGAGGGCCTGTTTACCTGCCTCTTGTGTTTGTGTTGTCTTAGCTGTGCGGATCTGTTTGAATGTAGACAAAAGCTCATCTGCTGCTGCAAAGTCATAGTTTGAGTTAGCGATAGCAAACATATTCAGACGAACAGGGGATGCCTTAACCCAATCAATGAATTCACCATCTTTAACCACTTGACTATAATCAGGGTGTTTAGTAGCCAGTTGCTGCTGTGTTTGCATAGCTTTGAACTGAGCTGCTGCCTGCTTAGCTGCAAGTACATCAGGATGTGTTGCTACAGCTTTTTGAACTGCTGTCTTAGGGTCTTCAAAGAAATCAATCTCTTGTGTTTCTTGTAATTCTGGTTGAGCTTTTTGTTTGTTACCAGAGAGTTGCTGTTTAATCAAATCATCAGCTAAGCGCCGGACTTCACCAACTTCTTGTGCTTGTCTACCAATGAGCTTTTCAGCCTCTTGATGCATTTGCACAATATCCTCAAGACTCTTGCCCTTGTATTTCTCGGGAATCTCTACAGATTTTGCTGGAGTTTCTTCAACAGGAGTTTCCTTCTGTTTGTTGTCTTCGGCATCTAATTCGCTGAAATTAGATTGATCCAGTTCTTCGTTATCAATTAAAGCCATACCTAACCTTTCCCTGTCCGTATAGGATTACAGGATAATTTAATAATGTTCTCAGATACGTTCCATTAGGAATTACGTTTCTGTTCTTGTTTGAGCTTTTCAGCTCTGACTCTTGACCATCTGTCATAAGCGTCTGGGAAAGCTCCTGAGAACCCTTCCAGTTTGACTTGAGGAGATGATACAAGTCGAATAGCTTCCTTACCACAGTCAGAACATGTCACCGTCCTGACGCTATCATCGACTAATCGCTCAGTCACATGTCCATCGTCACACATGAAGTCAAACATCCGTTTCATCGTTTAACTCCTCGTATACTTTGTCGCATGTGTCCTTGCGTTTTAAAATCAAGTCCAGAATATCCAGTTGACCTTTACGGAAAAATAAATCTTGTGTGTCCGTAGTCAATGTAATATCGTTGATACTTGCCTTTAACCTTAAAAAGTCCTCAATGAGGTCTCCCCATCCCTGAGTAGACATCATCGAGAACTGATCTTCATAATATTTCTGTAAATCAGGAGCCATATAGGTTATTCCTTATGTAATGTGTTACTTAATGAGCTTAGCCCTCGATTGAAGAGTAGCAATACGCTCGTTAGAACGAATATCTTCTTGCTTCAGCGCCAGTTCAGTCATCTTGACTCGACGTTCAAAGTCTTTACCTTCATTGTCTTCGTTAAGATTGGTGGATAAAGCACCAATGATCTTAGCTTGAGCAATTTGGGGAGCTGTTTGAGCGTCAACCAGAGCTTTCTGAGCTTCAGCGGACTGTTTCTGCGCTTTGGATTGTTTGTCTGCAAGTTCAGCCTGCACCAGAGCCATTTGGATCTGTTGTTGCTGCTGAGCAGCCTGCTGTTGTTGCGGATCAGGCATAGACATCTTGGTAAGAGCGTCAATAAGCTCACCGCGATTCGTGAGAGAGCTGTTCTGTAAGATTCCTTTCAGAATCAAAGGAAGAACAGGCGTATTCGGGCCTAATGTCTGTAACAATCCAATCAGTTGCTGCTGTTCAAACTCACGAGCAAGCACACCCAGAGTAGCTGTAGGCACAAAATTCATGTCCACAGAGGGGTAACGCTCAGGATCGAACTGCATATAGCGATAAGCAGCTTTGTTGATGAACGGAATCATGAAATCTTCTTGGAAGTTAGTAAGAGTACGTTTGTACTTCTTAATAATCCCTGCCATAGCCATCGACATACCGCCTGCACTGGCATCACGAGGTACGTTAGAAGGCATTCCTGCGCTATCTACTGTTCCTGTAGCCTGTAACAGCATACGTTCAAAGTTCTGAGCTGCTGCTGGAGCGTTACCATCAGTCTGACCGAACTTAAATGGATAGAGAATCTCACTTGGAGAGCCGTTAACAAGGATTGCTTTACCGGGTTTGATCTCAAACTTAGCTCCACGAGGCAGTCGTGTAGCATCCATAGCAATCATTGGGGCTGTAGTCAAGGCCAGAGAATCTAAATAGGCTCGTAATTGAGCATCAATAGCCTTCTGCATGTTGTAGGCCTTCTCAGCCGTACCACGACCAAAGAAACGACCCGGAACAGTGTCATCCTGATAAGCAATAACAGGACGATCCTTCATCATGTAAGGGTTAGCTTCTGCTTTGAGGAGCATATTGTCGTTAGCGATAACAACAATTGCTTCAACCATGTTGCAATAGTCATCAGCTTCGGAACCTTCAGGGAAAATTTCCTCATATTCGACTTCTTCACCCTCAGTTAAGTACTCTTTAGGCACTAAACCGTAGTAAGTAACCAGTTTAACCTTGTCATCTTGGTACTGATTCACCTCTTGAGTAGGCTCTAAATCCTGATCATCGTAGGTAGAACCAATGTCAACCTTCTTATAGATACCTTTTTCGATACCTTCAACGATCTTATGGATAGAGACATACTTCTCAATGGCGACACCCATAGCTTCTTCGATAGAATCAGCGTTAGGGTCAATCAGAAAGTTCTTAGGATTGACAGGTTTAAGCTTAATTGCTACTCGTTCACCTTCTGTAACACCGATAGCGGCTGTATTGGCAACACCGGGGATAGCTTGAGTAGCAGGCTTATACTCTTTCTCAGTCTTGACAACGATCTCGCCGATACCAGTACCGTAGATTTCAGCCATCAGTTCAATCTGATCAACTGCTTTCTTGATCTTGTCTTTCTTGAAGTCTTCCATCAATTGTTCACGGAGCATCTCAACATCAAGAGGAGAACCATTCACATCCTTGATGTCATCCTCAATGTCAAAGAAGTCCCCTTGACCGAAGATAGCTTCCATGATCTCAGCATGACGAGTCTCAATAGCTTGCTGAGTAGCAGGAGATATGATTCGACTACGCTCAGAATCCCGAGTCTTGTCTTGGGGATCCCAGATGCCACGGAAGATCCGTTCATATTCCATCCAAAGATCCATGAAGTTAGCGTCACGCCAGTCACGCCAACGATCAGTATGCTGAGAGACAAAGGATGTTAATTCCTTCTCAGCTTCCGTAGGCTCCTCAAATTGGGAGTCTTTATATTCTTCTTCAGCCATCTTATTCCTTTGTAGAATCCATTAAAGGATCATCAAACTCTTCGAAATCAAATCCAGATTCTTTTAAAGCTTTAGCTTGTTCAATTGCAGCCATCTTGACATCATCAATAGGCCCACCAAGTTCCTGTGAATCACAAGTACGTAATGGACTGCAAGTGATCTCGTATAAGTTGCAGTAAGCTACGGGTTTAGATTCGATATCAACGATAGAAGGATCTACCATTGAAGTCTTGAATGTTTTAGCTTGTCCTGAATCAATACACTTCTTGATCTTGGTTGTCTCAATATAATGCTCACAGTTAGCACAGAGCCTACCACGAGCATCACCTTCAGCAACATTCCATTTAGAAGCCTTATCTTTCCAGAACTCATTGTTAGGCTTACGAGGATCAGCAGGCCCAAGACCGTGCTCTTTAATGGTCTTAACATGATTCTTGATGTTAAGTTTATTATTTTGTAACGGTAATGGGCAGTAATCCATATTAGTATCCACTTATAGGGTCGAGGATTTCATATTCATCCTCTTCGTAATCTTGTTGATAAGATGTGATAGCCAGTTGGTCAATGTAAGACAAAGCATCTACCTGATCGTCATGAACACCTGCTGTAGGGAACATGACTAACTGATCTTTGAATTCATCCCAATCTTCATCCTCATTGAACTTGATCCTGCCATGTTCCATACGCCCTTGTAGGCTCCAGACAACACGGTCAGTCTTCTTACGGTTACCATGAGTTAAATCTTGGATATGAGCGTAGATGTTATTCTTACGCATCAGATCGTTCAGATAGGGCAGAACAGCATTCTTTAATGCTCCACGTTCAATACCAACTGAGATAGGCTTGTAGTCTCGGATAGTCTTCAGGATATTGACAGCAGTCTCTCTGATGTCCCATCGACCATGTACGATCTTTTCTACCCACCAATCACCATTGTCTTCAACCTTGACGATAGCAATAGCTGATTCATCCAGACGTTTCTTAGAAGCACCTGCATTCTTAGCTACGTCTTCAAAGCCTGCTAAGTCGATGGCTACTACGTATTCACCATACTGAGGCTCTTCACCTAGCTTGAACCATTCTTCCTTAAAGACATCAGCTCCTGCATTATCGAAGCTAGACAAGTATTCCTGCTTGAAGGCAAAGGAACTTAAGGTACGTTTAGCAGCCTCAATTTCCTTAGGATCAATGGTCTCGTTATCTTGAGTAGTGAAGTGCCATGACTTCCACTCTTCGTCTGTCTCATCCTGGCCTAGCTTATATACATCGTAGAACCAGTTACGGCCTGAAGGTGTAGAGATGAACAGTGCTCTACCTTTCTTATCGGACAGAGCAGCACGTAAGATCTTTTGCCATACGTCTTCTTTAATGAAGGCGCATTCGTCTAAAACTAAATACGTTAAAGAAACACCCCGTAAAGAATCAGGATTATCTGCTCCTCGGACAAGAATTTTTCTTCCGTTGATTAGAGTTATTTCAAGATTGTTGATGTGGCTAGCTTTAATAATAGGCCTGCCTAGATCATGCAACAACTCCCAAATAATTGTTCGGGCCTGCCCTAACGTTGGGGCAACATACATAACCGAAGAGCCTTCAGGACAATTCAAACCTTCGATTAACAATGTAACAGCGGATAGTCTAGATTTACCGCAGCGTCGTCCTGCCGCAACAACTTTAAAACGTTTTGTGTCTTTAAACACTTCTTGTTGCCAGCGAAGAAGCTGAAAGTTCAGTTCTGCCATTTGCTATAGTTTCCTTTCTTTTCCAGATACTCAGCCGCTTTCTTTAAAAGTTCCGGAGAGTCTTTGAAATGTCCAAGGCCTCTGTTGCAGTTTGTGCAGAGAACTCCTCGTATCTCATTTGTTTCGTGATTGTGATCTATGTGCAGATTCGACATAGTTCCACAAAGTTCACAGCCTGTTTTTTTCATTTCAGCCATTTGTTCTGGTGTTAGTCCGTATCGCTTACGATGCTTCCCAGCCAATGTCTGATAATTATAGCAAGGACGGCAGTACGTTCCGTAGCCGTCTTTAGTTGACTTGTGTTTGTTAAATTCAGTGAACGGTTTAAATTCACCACATTTGTTACATTTCTTCATTGTGATCCTCTTGAAAAGGAAACGGTGTTTAGACCCCCGCACCGTTAAACGAGGTTCAAGCCCATCACTGGGTGTCTAAATCTTGTTCGTAAGGTTTAATTTCTACGTCCGTGATGTCCTCTACGACCTCAGCCGTTGGAGCTGTAAGACCTGAGATATTGATACTGATTTGAGGTGTAGAACCTGAGTTCTTAGACTGATCAAAAGCAGATACAGGGACAATACGATCAGCTACTAACTTCCATGCAGCAGCTTGGTGAGGATGTTCATCATTCAGAGCAGCATTGAGAATAGTCTCTAAGACCTTAGCGGACTTAGGTGAAGCTAACATTCTAGCTTTATATTCATTGATGATGGCTGCATCACCTTTAGGACGACCTACTTGGCCTCTATTGCCTGTCTTGACAGTCTCAATGTCTGTCTTCTTAGGTCTACCTTTTTTGTTACCTGATGGTTTAGTCATATCGTCTTTGTCCTTAGTAGGAGACTTTGGAGTCTGTAGAATACGTCTAAGTACAGGAATCTAAGTTAAATATACTTATTTATGTTCTTTATAAGTATTACTTAAATTAGTTCCTCTACGAGAGCACGTTAACGGTCTTTAGTGACATTCCTAAGAAGTGGGGTCAGGCTTCTTAGGTACTTCATAGTTTTAACTTGAGTTCCTGACTTGTTACTGTCTAAATTTAACAAGTACATATATTATAGCATACTTTTCCTGTTTTGTCAAGTCTTTTTTACAACTTTTACAATTATTTTTACATTCATGTGATCTTAATCACGTTCTTGCTTCTTTTTTTACCTTTAAAGTACTACTCTATAGTTCCCACTTTCAGGGTGCACAGTTTCCTCCCTAGTTTTCTATATGAATATTTATCTAAACTATTGTCGTTATTAGCCTTTGTAGTGACAATGTTGCCTATTATTTAAGCAACTATTTAGTTCCAGTTTTACTTTTTTGTAAGCGTTAGAGGCTCCTGCAAAAACTTTACAGTCCTCAATACCCCTCCCCCGGTCTTGAATGCGAATCAGTCTCATTTGCGTTACGCTTGAGCCAGGAACACTGAAGTCCATGCAAGAATCGTGCCAGGTTTCATGATCCAGTGTAGGGTCATGCAAGAATCATGCCAGCTTTATAGGATTTCAGGATGTGGGAGACGATGTGGGTGCCTATTTAGGATACCTAAAATGAATCACTGCAAAGTACTGACACTAAACTTACAGTATTGTAAAGTTTTGTAAAGCCAGTCATCTAGGGCTTGACATCCACGTTATAGGTTATACAATACACCCATGCACTGGCAATTACATCAGTGCAGCAACACTTGAAAGGCCTACTATGTCTCGCTTCGAATCACTGCACAACAAACTGTCTAAGACTATCAAGTTTAACCGTGCTGGATGGATTGTCTTGCACCAATGGGTCAACGATCCTATTGTGGGCGAACGTCTGGACACTATCCGTCTGGATGATAAAGATATGGCGATTGACTATATCATTAGTAGCAAAGGCGCTTACACTGTAGACAGTGAGTGTAAAGTCTAAGGGTTTATCCCTATTGTATGGCCTATGAATGGGCCTACAATGTCAACATCATCAATCAAGGAAACTATCATGTCTGACAAAACCGCAATGTACCTCTGTTTCATTGTCTTTGCCCTTTGGGGTGTCTTGTTGGCTTTGGGGGTGTAACTTAAGAGACAGTTTAGACTGTAGGCCACTGATAAAGTGGCTTATGGCCTACACTGTGTAGGGTATCTCGCCAGTGATGTACTGGCAAACCTTAAAAGGTAACATCATGTCTCAGACTTTCAAACAATGGCTTTTCAATACCTATGACCGTCAAGAGCTGCAAGAGATTGCACAGCACGGATGCGCCTCTGGTGTCGCTGGTGGAATGATCTATTACAGCGAGACTTGCGATCTGTACGATAAACACGCCCAAGAGCTGCACGATGTAGTCGGTCAATATGAGCAAGAGACAGACGTACTGCCTGAGTACATCATTAAATATCTCGGCGATCTGACAGGGTTCAAGAATGCTCTGGTTTGGTTTGTCGCTGAACTGTATGCTCAGGAAATGACCTCTGAAGATGTGGAGGCTTGATATGTATACAGTTCAATTCATATCATCTGGTATTGTCGCTGCACGTTTCCAGGATAGAGCTGCTGCACTGCACTGGCTGTCTTGCAACAACTATGGCGACGATAAGTCCGTTCTTGACCCTGACACTGGCGAGGTTGTAGACTATGCTCAGGGAGACTGCCTGAATCTGTTTAAGTTGATAAAGGTGAAACAATGAAACTCTTACCTTTAGGCCACACATGGCCATTCCCTAGTGTAAACGGAGAACGTACGTCCGAAAGCCTACTGTTGGAGCAAATGCCAACACCACCTAAGCCTACACCATATGAGATTTGTCAATTAACCGAGCCTGAGGAGGCATTAATATGAAATCTTTAGTATACACAATCAAGGATGATTCCCTGGGGATTCCCTTATTGATCGAGGCAGAGCTATGCGACTTTGAGGATGGAGACTTGCCAGAGATTATCATTAACAGCATCGAGCTTAATGCCGATATGGTAGGCGATCCAGGCAAGCCATTAGAGCTTTGGTGTTTAAGCAAAGAATACAAGAAGCACCTAAGAAACAAGGTATTTCAAGAATGGTGCATGGAAGTCAATAGGAGCATGAAGAATGCGTGAGAATGTCAAAGTAACTGGTCTTTTAGCGTTCATCATTGTCTGTTTCATCATTGGTAGTCAACTGGATGTGTAAGCAATGGGTTGAGAAGGCCCTTAAACGGGCTTTAGAGCTGTTTTTACGCCCTAGTCCACATCAGGAAGAGTCCAAGGCTTAACAATGCGTTGTTCAATGGCTCTAATTTTGCGGATTAGCTCATCTTCGCGGTAACGTTGAGCACGGATTGATCGCTGAAATGATTCTCCCATCTCTTCGAGCTCTTCGTCTGACCATCTAACCAGCTTTTCAAACAATGAATGATATTTCTTTTCAAGGTATTCGAGACGATCCGTGACTGTGAGCAGTTTGCGATCACCTAGGAGGCCATTGCATTCGCTACAGCATGGAACAGTCGTTAAAGGTATTTTGGCGCGTCTAAGGGCCTCTATACCGAACGGTTCAAGCCAAGACAAGGGCGGAGAATGGTCTAAGGTGTTGCCAAGAGCGCCGCAATAGATACACGTATAGCCCTCTTCGATGTAGTGTCGAGTATAGAGCTGGTGATATGTGCGATACAGGCGGGTTCTTTCTCGTTTGTTCATGGTATAATTCCAAAGTTGGTATATAATTGTACCATAAGTTTTAAAAAAAGCAATACGTAAAATTACGTACAAGGAGTAAATAATGCGTTGTAGCGTCTGTAATCGAATCTTGTCCGACTATGAGACAACCCTTAAACATGCTGTAACGGGTGAGTACATGGATACCTGCATTGACTGCCTGAGTGAGATTGCCCAAGATGTACCGATGCCAGTCAAAGGTAGGAAAGACCTTATTGTCAGCATGGGCATTGAAGAAAAACTTGACAACTCAGAGGATACACTATATAATAACTATATAGGAGACAATGAAGATGACTAAGACGTTCCATAGATGTTTAAATACATCTTATAGTATAAATACACTTATAAAGTACCTTTAAAAGCACATAGAAGCGTTAAAGTACCTTTATAGTAGGCAAATGTCGTTAACTTTTAACATTGGTGACAATCATGTCTGATTATGATCTGGAAGAAGCTCATTACTTTTATGTAATTGGTAGCATATGTGATCTTATTAAAGATTATGGATATACTAAAGTACTAATGGATATAGACAAACATCTAAAGCCTGTAGACTTAGAAGTCACTTTGGCTAACGTTACGGACACCTTGGAACAAGGGAACTAAAGATGTTGTCGGTTGTGTTTATTGTTGTCGTTACCTTTGTCAAGGTGGCTTTAAAGTAACTATACTTAGGATTGATATGAGTAAAATGGTTCTAAACACTACACTCAATAACGCTGATGTTTCGATTGAGTTTGATTGGTACGGAGAAGAGCCTGATTGGGAGTCTATGGAGGTATATGCTTTGTTGCCTGCTTGGCTAAAGCCTGGGAAGTTCATTGTTAAGATCAACGATGTACTATCGGATCATGACTGGATCAAGATCGAAGAAAAGATATACTTGAATGAAGATAAACTCATACGTGAGGCTTTGAAAAATGAATACTGAATACGACCAAGGCTGGAAAGACGGATACAAGCATGGCGCTTGGGCCTCTGAGCCAGTGGCGGAGCCACGTAAGCAGACAGCCGAGGAGCCGCTGTCGGATGAGCAGATTACGGAAGCAATCAGAACATCAAGCCTTTATATGAAGCCATCACCGCACACCCCGCAAAGCATATGGTTGGCGCTTCTTATGGGATACGCCCGCGCCATCGAAGCCGCCCACGGCATAACAGGAGAAACCAAATGACTGAACAAATAACCGCAATGCGTCAGGCGCTGGAGGAAAGCAAATGAAATACGAACTTGTAAAAACAGACACAAAACAATTTGAAGGCAAAACGCTGTATCGAATCAGGGCGTTGACTGCTATTGGTTTATTGGTAGCTGCCGGTGATCTTGGCGGCTATGTTGAGTGTGAAAAAAATCTGGATCAGGGCGGCGATGCTTGGGTGTACGGTAATGCTCTGGTGTCCGGTAATGCTCGGGTGTCCGGTAATGCTTGGGTGTACGGTAATGCTCGGGTGTACGGTAATGCTCTGGTGTACGGTAATGCTCAGGTGTTCGGCGATGCTTGGGTGTACGGTAATGCTCTGGGGTCCGGTAATGCTCGGGTGTACGGTAATGCTCTGGTGTACGGCGATGCTCGGGTGTACGGTAATGCTCAGGTGTACGGCGATGCTCGGGTGTACGGTAATGCTCGGGTGTACAGTAATGTTTGGGTGTACGGTAATGCTTGGGTGTCCGGCGATATTCGTTATTCATTGGACAATCTGACTTGTAGCGCCGCCGCCACCGAATTACGTCGATTGCACAACGAGATTCTTGTCTATCACGATGATCGACTGAAATTGAGCAACGAGGTAGACCGATTAAGAGCCGCTCTTGGTTTAATAGCTTCCCTTGAGCGGAAGCCAGCCGATGAGCCGGTAGCGTGTGGTCACTGCAATGGATCAGGACGAATGGTACGTTACCCTGACATTGGGACAGATCAAGAGTGCTTTGTTTGCGATGGTTCTGGCGTTATCGACACCCCGCCCGCAGCACAGCGGCAATGGGTTGGATTGACCCAGCAAGACATCGACATTGCTTTTGATGACACACAAGAGGGCGGCGGCTTCAACGAGTTTGCTCAAGCCATCGAGCAGAGATTGAAGGAGAAGAACACATGACTATCGACAGAGAAAGCATCATCAAATGGACGCGGGAGGCTGGTTTTAACGTAGATGAACAATCACGGAAATATCAGCCTGACTTCATTTTTTGGTGTGGTTATTCGTGCCAAAAAGAGTTGTCTGAATTCGCCGCCCTTGTCGCCGCAGCAGCGGTAGCGTCAGAGCGCGAGGCGTGTGCGAAGGTGTGCGATGTGATTGATGACGGACATGGTGCTGTAGCCGCTGGCTGCGCTAACGCCATCCGAGCAAGAGGCTTAACCACATAAAGAGGTAAAGCATGAAAGTCATGGAACGACAACCATCCAAGTTTTTGAAGCACATCCCGTGTGAGCATTGTGGTAGTTCTGACGCTAACAGTCTCTACGACGATGGGCATACATACTGCTTTAACTGTGGCACAACGGAGCAGGAAAATACTATTGAAGAAAGGTCGGTGTTACGTGATAGCGTAGCGCCTAAGCGAATGGAAATCAAAGGCACTGTAAAGAGCATCCCTGAACGTGGGATTACCCAGCAAACTTGTGAGAAATTTGGAGTTACACAACATGAAGGCAAACACTATTACCCTTATGCTGACGCAGGAGGAAATCGAGTTGCTGCTAAAGTACGTACAGTTGTTGACAAGAGTTTTACCATCCTCGGAAGCTTTAAAGAAGCCTCTCTGTTCGGCCAGCATCTCTTTCACGCCGGTGGTAAGTATGTCACCGTCTATGAGGGAGAACTTGACGCCTTGGCGGGATATCAGCTCACCGGAAGCCAATGGCCTAGTGTAAGTATCCGTAACGGAGCACAAGCAGCCCTGAAGGATTGTAAGGCTCAGTACGAGTGGCTCAATAGCTTTGAGAACATCGTTATCTGCTTTGACAATGACGAGCCGGGGATCAAAGCCTCTAAAGAAGTGGCTGAACTGTTCGGACAGAAAGCTAAGATCGTTAAGCACAAGACAGGCTTTAAAGATGCTTGTGACTATCTGATCGCAGGGGCTACAAAGGAGTTCGTTAACGAGTGGTGGAGAGCTGAACAATATAAGCCGGATGGCATCATTAATGGTAATGAGCTTTGGGAAGAATTACGAAAACCTAAGCAGATGCCAGATGCTTCGTGGCCGTACAAAAAGCTGGATGATATGCTGGCCGGTCTTCGTAAGCGTGAGTTAATTACCATTGCTGCTGGTACTGGACAAGGTAAGTCTACGTTTTTGCGTCAGCTTATTCACCATTTGATTAAGACAACAGATGATAACGTAGGTATGGCCTTTTTGGAGGAATCCCCACAGAGAACAGCTCTTGGGATCATGTCCATTGAAGCAGGAAAGCCTTTGCATTTGCCTAAAACAGTTTATTCAGAAGCTGAGCTAAAAGCAGCCTATGATGCAACAATGGGAACAGGTCGATGTGTGTTGTTTAATCATTTTGGTAGCTTGGACATTGATAACGTGCTAAACCGTTTGAAGTTTATGGTTAAGGCTCAAAATTGTTCATGGCTTATTCTTGACCACTATCAGATGATCCTTTCAGGAATGGATACGGATGAACGAAAAGGTCTTGATATGCTTTTGACTAAGTTGCGAACCTTTGTCGAAGAAACAGGTGTAGGCTTATTTGGTGTTTCGCATACCCGAAGGATGGAAGGGAAAGGACTTGAAAACGGCGCTGAGATTACTTTGTCCGCTTTGCGTGGAACTCAAGGTATCAGCCAGTTATCTGATGCTGTGATTGGACTTCAAAGGGATCAGCAGAATGATGATGAAAGAGTCCGTAACACTACTGAACTTCGTTTATTGAAAGCTCGGTTTACAGGCGAGACTGGACCAGCGGGTAGCTTGTATTTTGATAAGAAAGTAAACAAATTGGTAGAAGTTTTTGAAGAAACTTTGTGATATACGTAGAAACCACAATAGATTTTTCTTGATCTTGTGATATAATTATAGGGTCAAATAAATTAATGAGGTTTCTATGAAAGAATGTAAAGTTTGTAAACAACAACTACCAGATGAAAAGTTCAACATTACTCGACACACCTTAAAAGGAGAAATTGTAAAAGAGTACAGAGATTCAACTTGTATGGTCTGTCGCCGAAAAAAGCATTTAGAAAATCCTAAAAAGCGTGAAGTTCATCGTAAAGGTTCAAAAAACTGGTATCAAAAAAACCCTGAAAAGGCTAAATCACAAAGGCTAAAAAGATACGGTATTACTTATGAACAGTACAACGAATTACGTGAAAAACAGAATTATTGTTGTGCAAGCTGTGGCAGACATGAAAGTGTTGTTGAGCAAGGACGCGCTAAAGGAGCAGAAACTGCTTTGTGTGTAGATCATTGTCATAGCACAGGAAAAGTAAGAGGATTGCTTTGTACTAACTGTAATACTTTGATCGGTAAAGCAAAGGATGATATTGAAACACTCAATAAAGCAATTCAATATTTAAAGGAACATCATGAGTAACAGAGAAGCCGGTAAAGGAGATGCACCACGTAAGCAGCAGGATCAGAAGGCTTACGACGATGGTTGGGATCGTATCTTTGGACGTAACAAACCTAAAGAGAAGCCTATCAAGGAAGAACCTATCAAAGATGAGGAGAACGATTAATGGCTGATATAACGATGTGTAATGACGATGAGTGTCCTAAAAAGGAGTATTGTTATCGCTTCACAGCAGAACCTAATCCATATCGACAAGCATACTTCATGTATTCTCCTAAACAAATGGATGGTTGTCCTGAGTATGTTCGTAATGAAGAGGCTGAAAAACGTGATTACTAATCTTTCAGTGGAGCACTTGATCGTGGGGGCTACAGGACTAGGTTATCTGATCGTAGGTGTACTCCAGTGGGCTAAAGGAGAGACAGCTAACGGTATGATCTGGACAGGGTATGCTTTCGCTCAAGTTGGGCTTTGGATGAACTTAAAATGATTGATCTTGACAAACTCATTGGTCGTGTGGTACAATTAGAGAAAGAACTCAATGAACTGAAAGAATCTTATCAGAAAGACGTAAATGAAGCGTATCGTGCTGGATATCGAGACGGATATGAGTCACAAGAAGATTCATATCGTGGTAACGAAGGACTTGGACACTAATGAAGTAAACGTATGGAAAGAAGCAAGTCAACTACGGGAGTATCTAAAGGACGCCACATTGATTATCGGGCACAACGTCATCTCTTTCGATGCGCCGATCCTCAATCGCTTATGGAAGACGAAGATACGCTTGAAGAACGTACAAGATACTCTTATTCTCTCAAGGCTGTTAGATCCAAGTCGAGAGAAAGGACACAGCCTAGAGGCATGGGGCGAGAGTCTTGGGATTCCGAAGATTAATTACAGGGCTATCTGGCTCTGGCTCAACGATTTCCCTGGAGAAGTTATCTCTAAGGAAGAGAAAGTAGCAGATGGTATCGAGTTTGACTATCCTCACATGGGTCTTATGGAGCATTATTGTGTTCGGGACGTTGAGGTATGTACTAGGCTATATAAGCATCTGGTCATGGAATTGGACTCGAAAGGCTTTAGTAAAGAAAGTCAAGAGTTGGAACATAAAGTAGCGGCTATCATCGCAGAACAGGAAAGAAATGGATTCAAACTGGACACCGTTTACGCCACTGTGTTACTTACTGACATCAAGTCAAAAATGGCAGGAATATATGAGCAAATGCAACATAGATGGCCTCCCTACGAAGTACCACGAGTCTCAGAAAAAACAGGAAAGCAGCTCAAGCCCTTGTTGGTTGCTTTCAACCCCGGCTCAAGAAAGCAGATCGGAGAAAAGCTGATAGAGCTTGGGTGGAAGCCTAAGAAGTTTACTGAGACAGGTCAGCCGATGGTGGATGAAAAGGTCTTGGAAGAGGTCAAGAATATCCCCGAAGCAGCCATGATCGCTGAGTATCTGATGCTCCAGAAACGAGTAGCACAGATCGAGAGCTGGTTACAGGCTGTAAAGGCTGATGGTCGAGTACATGGTAAGGTCATTACCAACGGAGCAGTGACAGGACGAATGACACATAGTAGCCCTAACATGGCTCAGATTCCCAATGCTGGGTCTGTCTATGGACACGAGTGTCGTGAGTGCTGGACTGTCGAAGAAGGAAATGTCTTGGTAGGCTGTGATGCTTCAGGTCTGGAGCTTCGTATGCTTGCTCACTATATGAAGGACGAAGGATATGTCAGAACTGTCACTGAAGGATCTTCTAAAGATGGATCAGATGTTCATACAGTTAACCAAAGAGCAGCAGGACTTGCTACTAGAGATAATGCGAAAACTTTTATTTATGCCTTCCTCTATGGAGCGGGAGACGCGAAGATTGGTAGTATTGTTGGAGGATCGGCAAAAGCAGGAGCGAGCCTCAAATCAAAGTTTCTCGCCCAAACACCTGCACTTGCAAGCCTCCTTGAACGGGTCAAACGCCTATCAACAAAAGGCTATGTTCCCGGTCTCGACGGACGACTTATTTGGGTGCGTAGCGAACACGCTGCCTTAAATAGTCTCCTACAAGGAGCAGGAGCAATCGTAATGAAGAAGGCATTGTGTATCTTCTACGACAAGATCAAGGCTAATAAATGGCCTGTGAAGCTAGTCGCTAATGTGCATGATGAATTCCAGTTCGAGTGCAGTAAGGAAGTAGCCGAAGAAGCAGGACAGGCTGCTAGATTATCAATCATTGAGGCTGGTCAGTTCTACAAGCTGCGATGTCCTCTAGACGGAGAATACAAAATTGGCAAAAGCTGGCGGGAAACCCACTAACGTAATCACTATTAACGTATATGAGGATAGCTTTGAAGTAGCAGCTACCGAAGGACTTGATATGTTGGACTTGTATTGCATCTTCACAGGTGCTATTGACTGGCTGCACCACTATGCAGACTATCTTGACACAAAAGAAAGTGTAACATTTCAATGAAAACACTTGACAAACACAAATAAAGCTGCTATACTAATTGTATAGTTTATTGAGACTGTGGCGTAATTGGTAGCCGCAGCAGACTTAAAATCTGCCGCCTTGTGCGTGAGGGTTCAAATCCCTCCAGTCTCACCAATACCGCAACGTAGTGAGGATTCTCGCTTCGCTGCGAATGTTTCGCTCGTAAGGGCATTTTTAAAGGAAAATGAAATGGATATGAAACCTGTAAAGATCGGCGGTGAACTCTTCTGGAGCAACTGGATGGCTCAGTTCAATACTAAGTTCAACGAGGACAACAAGAAGTACGAATGCACTATCGGCAATCTTTCAGATAAAGACTGCGAGGCTCTGAAGGAGCTGGGTATTCAGATCAAAGAGAAAGACACTATGGGCAAGTATATTGTCGCTAAGAGCCTGTATAAGTTTGATCCTGTAGACCAAGACGGTAAACCTGTGGAGATTGACGCTATCGGTAACGGTACTAAGGTGTCTGCATTGGTGTCTAGCTATCGTCACAAGATGTCAGCTAAGTTCGGTGCTGCTCCGTCTGTGAAGAAACTGATCGTTACTGAACTGAAGACGTACAATCCTGACGCTTCAGGTGATGATGATGACATCCTCTGATAAGGATGTACCAAAGAAGCTACTCATTGATGCTGATTTCTTGATCTACAGTGTAGGTTTTGCAAGTGAGGAAGATTCTGAGAAGTTTGCTAAGAGCAGGTTAGTAGAGGCAATGGAAGATATGGTCTACATCCACCTGAAAGCAGATTCTTACGAAGCCTTCCTAACTGGCAAGAATAACTACCGATATGAGATTGCAAAGACAGTCCCTTACAAGGGTAATCGTAAAGACATGAAGAAGCCTAAACATTATGAGGCTCTTCGATCTCATATGGTGAAACGATTAGGGGCTGTCGTTGTAGATGGTCAAGAAGCAGATGATGAAGTAGCTATACGGATGACTAAGGAGCCAGATCAGTACTTGCTTGTAGGCGTAGATAAAGACCTAAAGCAGATCCCTGGATGGCATCACAATCCTCATAAGGCACAGACTGAGTATGTCACGGATTTTGAAGGGTACAAAGCCTTCGCTACTCAGCTTCTCACGGGCGACAGGGTTGATAATATTCCCGGCTTGGACAAGGTTGGCCCTGTCAAGGCAGCGAAAGCTCTTAAAGATGCGAAGACGAAGGAAGAACTACTTCAAGCAGTCTGGAAGGTATATCAGGAAAAGGAACATGGAATTGAATATCTTACTGAACAATGCCAGCTCCTGTGGCTCAGACGATACGAAGGCGAGCTATGGCAACCCGACGTAAACCTTTTACGGCCAAGCAAGCAGGACTGAAGCATGGCTACCGCAGTGGCTTGGAAGAGCGTATTGCGGAGCAGTTGGACAAGTTAGGTGTTGAATACAAGTACGAAGAAGTTAAGCTTAAATACATCAAGCCAGCTTCTGAGCACATCTACACACCTGACTTTGTACTTCCTAACGGAATTATTGTAGAGACTAAAGGTAGATTCCTTGCATTGGATCGCCAGAAGCATCTACTGGTTAGGAAGAACAACCCAACACTAGACATTAGGTTTGTCTTTAGTAATTCTAATGCTCGTATCAGCAAGACAAGTAGGACTACTTATGCTGCATGGTGCGATAAATACGGGTTCAAGTATGCGGATAAGACTATCCCAGAGGAGTGGCTAAGTGAATAGTATATTTAAAATCTTAGAAAGTGATTCTGTACGGGAAGCATGGAATGAAGTAATGTCTGCTTTGGTTGTTGAACGACTGAAGGAAGACTACCTAATGTGTCTTGACTGGGACGATATTGAGAATGCTTCGGCTATCTTGACTGTTATCCGTTACTTCACTTCTTACTCTGAGTTTAAACAATTTGTAGATGAGGTCAAAGATGCAGGTTACATTGTTACATGAAAACTCTGATGGTTCTACTTGCTATAGTTTTGATCTAACTGAGGAAGAGAAAAACAGTCTTATCTGCTATGGTATCTTAGAAGCTTTGAAAGCCGGTATCAAAGAAGGCGAGAAACTTACCTGTGAAGGAAAAGAACTAGATGAAAGTTAACTTGGTATGGGCTACTCCTGATCTGGAGGATAAAGTAGCTTACTGTGCTCGTGTGAGTAATCCTGACAACCAACGTAACTATGAGACTGCTCCAAAGCTTCTGAAGTACCTAATGAAGCATAAGCACTGGAGCCCTTTTGAGATGGCTAACGTATGTATGGAGATTGAGACTACTCGTGATATTGCACGACAGATCCTTCGTCATCGTAGCTTCTCATTCCAAGAGTTCTCTCAGCGTTACGCAGTAGCTCAGGAGTTCTCTACACGAGAGTGCCGTATGCAGGATACTAAGAATCGACAGAACAGCCTCGTAACTGATGACCCTGGCTTGCAAGATTGGTGGCAGGCAGCTCAGAATCGAGTAAAATCTGAAGCTGAATTCATGTATCAGGCTGCTTTGAATCGGGGCATTGCTAAAGAGCAGGCTCGTGCGTTGCTTCCTGAAGGCATCACCATGAGCCGTATGTACATGAACGGCACACTTCGTAGCTGGTTGCACTACATTGAGGTACGTACCGATCCTAGTACTCAGAAGGAGCATCGTGATGTTGCCGAAGCTTGTAAGAGCATCCTGAGTATCGTTTGTCCTAACATTATGAGCGCCTATAGCGCGTAGGAGAGCATATAATGCTGATTGAAGAATATCAACGAAAGGCGTGGGAAACTGCCTTGGAAACTGCTAAGAATCCTGCTTACATGGTATCGAATCTGACCTCGGAGGCTGGTGAAGTTGCAGGTAAGTATGCTAAGTGGATTCGTGACGGTATGCTAGACGAAGAAGGTCTCCAGAAAGAGATGGGAGATGTCTTCTGGCAGCTTGCCGGTCTGTCTACTGTCATGGGATGGAGCTTGGCAGACATTGCCTCTAAGAACCTTCAGAAGCTCTCTGATCGTGCAGAGCGATTGACCATTAGCGGCTCAGGAGACAATCGGTGAGGATACTTTTTATCCCGGACTGCCAGGTAAAAGAAGGTGTTCCTTTAGACCATCTTACTTGGGCAGGTCAAGCCATTGTAGATTACCGCCCAGATGTCGTAGTAAATGGAGGGGACTTTGCAGATATGCCTAGCTTGTCCAGTCACGACATCAAAGGCTCTAAGTACTTTGAGGGCTTGCGATACAAGAAGGACATTGAAGCTGCTAAGGAGGCTATGAAGCTACTTCTAGCACCTCTACGGGAGCTTCAAGGTAAGCAACGTAAGAATAAGGAAAAGGTGTATAATCCTCGAATGATTCTTACTCTTGGGAACCATGAGAACAGGATTGACAGAGCGGTAAACAACAATCCTACGTTGGAAGGCTTGATTACTACAAAGGATCTTGGCTATGAGCGTGATTGGGAAGTTTATCCTTTCTTACATCCTGTTTTCATTAATGGCGTGGGTTTTAATCATTACTGGCCTGTGGGAGCGATGGGGCGACCTGCTGGTAGTGCCTCTGCTATTATTAACAAGCTTCATATGTCTTGTGTGGCAGGACATCAACAAGGCAAACAGATCGCCTACGGTAAACGAGCTGATGGTAAACCTATCTGTGCTGTCATCGCTGGTAGCTATTATCTACATGATGAGTCGTACATGGATCAACTGAGTAACCGACATTGGCGAGGACTTCTAGTGATGAATGAAGTCAATGATGGTCACTTTGATGAAATGTTTTTGAGTATTGAATACCTGGGGAAAAAATATGGCAAAAAAGATTAAACCTTATCACAGTCGTAAATTCCTGAACAAGAAGGAAGGTTTGGGAGCTATCCAGATCACCTTTGAACAGTGGCTTTATGGGGGCGGTTGTGACGGTACTGTTTCTATCAATGACTGCTACCGTACTGTCAATGTTGGCTTCAGCGCCCATGACGAGAAGAGCCTAAAAGAGACATACGATAAGCTTGCAGGTTTCATTGACGAGCTGCTCAAGTTCCAAGACTATCTATCTCAGAACTACGAGACATTTGAAGAGAGCTTCAAGGAAGCACGAGAAGAGCGTAAGACTGCTAACAAGGAACGTCTGACATTTACTCAGTTGGTGGGAGATCTTAACGATGCAAAGTGAGCATAAGTGCAACACTTGTTTCTATAAGAACTTCGACAAAGACAATGACTTTCCTTGCAAAGCCTGTGAGGGCTATAATGCCTATATTAACTATATGGCTTATCAGCCTGTAGACTTCAAGACAATCAGTACATGGGATAATGAAGACGTGTTTGACGGTTATTACGGCGGATCAGAGGACTATGTGGAACGAAAAGATAGCGCCAGCGACAGCATCAACTCACCTAAGCATTATACTGCTGGGAAGTATGAGGTAATTGACGTCATTGAAGATTGGGATCTTAATTTCCGTCTAGCCAATACAATCAAGTATATTGCTCGACACAAGCACAAAGGAAAGCCTTTGGAAGATCTCAAGAAAGCTCTCTGGTATCTTCAGAGGGAGATTGATCTGTATGAATTACGAGATCACTCTTGAAGAACTAAAAGAGAAGCTTTCGATGCTAGATGAGATCACATTGATGGAGCTTCTAGACATTCACAGTGATGAGCTTGTCGAAGCATTTGAAGATAAAATAGAAGAAAACCAAGATAAACTAAAGAGGATGCTAAGTGACTGCTGAAACCCTGAATTATAATACCCCGTTTAGCTCTGTTGGGTATATTACCTATAAACGAACCTACGCTCGTCGTTTGGATGAAAACGATCCCAACAGCGCAACGGAAGAATTTGAGGATACTGTAAACCGCGTCGTCAATGCTTCAAACACACAGCTAGGTGTTGGTTTTACAGAAGACGAGCAACAACGTCTTAAAAAGTATTTGATGGAGCTTAAAGGCACTGTTGCTGGCCGCTTCTTGTGGCAGCTCGGTACAGATACTGTTGGTCGCTTGGGCGGAGCAAGCCTTCAAAACTGTGCGTTTAAGGTTGTTGACGAGCCTGTAGAGCCTTTTACGTGGGCCATGGATTTGTTGATGTTGGGTTCTGGTGTCGGTTATAATATTCAAAAAGCCAATGTTGAAAAACTTCCTCCAGTTAATTTGGATTTTAAGTGCCCTGTTCGCTCTGATGTTCCCGACGCTGATTTTGTTGTTCCTGATAGCCGTGAAGGATGGGTTGCCCTTCTTGGTAAAACGCTTAAAGCTGCTTTCTTGGCTCACAAATCTGGTAAACAAACTTTCACGTATTCGACTCAGTTGATTCGATCTAAAGGAGCTCCGATTAAAGGCTTTGGCGGTACTGCTAGTGGCCCAGAAGACCTTGTGTGGGGTATTGGCAAGATTGGCGAAATTCTTGAAAAACGAGCAGGAAAGAAGCTTCGTCCTGTGGACTGCCTTGATATCATGAATATCATCGGAGCTATTGTTGTTGCCGGCAATGTTCGACGAAGTGCTCAAATTGCTATTGGAGATCCTGACGATGTGGAATATCTACTTGCTAAACGATGGGACTTGGGTAACATCCCGAGTTGGCGGGCAATGTCCAACAACAGCGTTGTTTGTCACGACATTGGAGACCTTCATGAGTTCTTCTGGGATGGATACGAAGGAAAAGGAGAGCCTTATGGCCTTATTAACCTCAAACTGTCCCGTAAGATTGGCCGATTGGGTGAAACCGAATACCCTGATCCCGATGTACAAGGTTACAATCCTTGTGCGGAGCAGAGCTTGGCTGACGGTGAGACTTGCTGCCTTGCGGAAATTTATTTGCCCAATATTACTTCTAAAGAGGAAATGCTAGATGTTGCAAAGCTTCTCTACCGTGTCAACAAGCACTCGCTTGCTCTCCCGTTCCATCTTAAGATTACTGAAGAGATTGTACATAAAAATATGCGTATGGGTATTGGTGTCACGGGCGTGCTCCAAGCTACGGAAGAACAGAAAAGCTGGCTGAGCGATGTTTATAAAGAACTTCGTGAGTTTGATAAACAGTATTCTTTGTGGAATGGTTTTCCGCCTTCTGTGAAGATCACTACTGTCAAGCCCTCGGGTACTTTGTCGTTGCTTCCTGGCGTTACTCCTGGTTGTCATCCTGCCTATGCTCGCTACATGATCCGACGTATTCGTATTAGTGCTAACCACCCTCTTGTGCAAACCTGCCGAGAGCATGGCTATCCTGTGGAATACCAACAAAACTTTGATGGCTCTGAAGATCACAGCACTGTTGTGGTGTCCTTCCCGTTCCGTCATCCCGATCATGCGACGCTTGCTAAAGATATGACAGCTATCCAACAGCTTGAGACAGTTAAATGGCTGCAAGAAGTTTGGAGCGACAACTCTGTTTCATGCACTGTGTATTATCGTAAAGAAGAACTTCCTGAGATTCGTAAGTATCTTAAGAAGAACTATAAGAACAACCATAAGAGTTTGTCTTTCCTGCTACATAATGAGCATGGATTCAAGCAGGCTCCGCTGGAAGAGATTACAAAGGAACAGTATGACGAACTGGTAGCTAAAACCCGTTTGATTACTACTATCAGTAGTCTTGATATTGGTCTTGACGATAGCGAATGCGCCACAGGTGCTTGCCCTGTTCGATAAGGAGTAAAAATGAAAATAGTGTACACTCAGGCTAATTGTCCTGGATGTGTCACTTTGAAGGCTCAGCTTGCTAAGGCAGGCGAGCCTTTTAAAGAGATGCTTATCGGACGAGATATTACACGAGAAGAGTTCATGTCTAAGTTCCCTACGGTGCGTACAGTCCCGTATGTTGTCGATAATGACAAAGGAGAATAATTTGGTGCAAGTGCCTGTCAAGAAAGAGACTGCTAAAGAGAAGCAGACTAACAGTTTGAAGTTGAAGCTGGATGATATAGCAGTTATCAAGCCTAAGACAGACAAACAGAAAGAGTTCTTTGAGGCTTTCCAACGTGGCGACTACTTCATGGCTTTGCACGGAGTAGCCGGTACAGGTAAGACTTACATTGCCTTGTATAAGGCTTTAGAAGAGGTTATGGATCGTAATAATCCCTTTAACAAGGTGACTATTATCCGTAGCTCAGTTCAGAGTCGTGATATGGGCTTTCTCCCAGGAGACGTAGATGAAAAGATGGACGTTTATATCCAGCCTTACCGACAGATTTGCTCAGATCTGTTCAAGCGAAAAGATGCTTGGGATCGCTTGGTCGAGCAGGGTCATATTGAATTCGTATCCACAAGTTTCATTCGTGGTACTACTTTCATGCACAGTATCCTGATTGTCGATGAGATGCAGAATATGAACTTTGAGGAGCTGGATACGATCATCACTCGTGTCGGAGATAAATCCAAGATCATCTTCTGTGGTGACTATCGACAGACTGACCTGCGTAAGAAGGACGACAAGTCAGGTATCCTGAAGTTCTTAGATATTGCAGGTAACATGAAAGAGTTCAGCCGCTTTGAGTTTGGTATTGACGACATTGTACGAAGCTCTCTCGTCAAGAACTACATTATTGCTAAAACACACTATGAGGATGGACATCATGGGCAAGGCTAATGAGGATGAAATTATGCTGATTGGACAGCAACAGAATGGCCTTATCCGTACTATCCCGGTGCAGATCAACTCACACTTGGTCTTCATTGATGATGATATCGGAGATCCTGCTCTGTATCGTGATATTGTCCACTGCCTCGCTACCTGTAACGAGAATGATGCTGTAAACTTCCTGATTAACTCCAATGGAGGCAGGACAGACAGTATCTGGCAGATTATTGAAGCTATGAAAGGATGTCGAGGAGATGTGGTTGCTACGGTTATTGGCTCTGCCTATAGTGCAGCTTCTATGCTTGCTTGTATGGCTCCTGAGTGTTACATCGCTGACAGTGCTGAGTTTATGCTCCATACTGCTCACTATGGTAGCATCGGTACTGTTCCCAACGTCAAAGGACAAACGGACTTCGCAACAAGACAAATCAACAAACTCTTAGACATCTGTTATGCAGGCTTCCTGACACCTAAGGAGCTTGATGAGCTGAAGAATGGACGAGAGTTCTGGTTTGATGCTGAAGAGTCCCGTGAACGGATGCTTCGGCGACGTACTCATCTGCTGAAAGGTCAGAAGAAACGTACTAAGAAAGTAGAATAAATAACAAAAAAGCCCCGACAGAGTTACCTCTGAAGGGGCTTAATTATTTGTACTATTGTTTATGCGGTTACTCCGCTGCTAGTTGTTGTCTACAAGCTCTTAAGGCCTGTTTAATCACTTCTGCTCGGGAAGCTTCCCCGATAAGAAACTCTGCATCCTCCCGATAAAGTCTGTCTCCAGAGCTTCCTGTTCCTGTGCAGACAGGGGAAGGATTAGATGCTTCTTGACTGGTAGGTCTTTGGGGACGCTGCTGCAAGCCACTAACGATAGCAGCATGACGCTTGTTAAGATTTTTGATAGCATTCTCTTTCTCCTTCTGACTCTCCACGAGTAGTTCCTGATAGCGATTTTCTCGCACTATCTCAGCAGCCTTTTGAGCCTGTTGATAGCTCAGTAACTTGTTATGCTCTCGTGTCTTGCCATAGTCGTAGCCTACAAGACTACTTATGAGCATTAGTGCTAGAATTAGTACATACTTCATACTCTCTTTGTCTCCTAATAGTAAGTCCCTTAAGAGGCTGGCCTTGGAACTTATCCCAGCGAAGAATCTCTTTACAAGCTCCTTCATAGTCATAAGTCTTTAGTTTTTTAACCAAAGTAGAGTCACAAAAAGCATTGGTACCAATGTTGTAGGTGAGGGACACATAAGAATCGAACTCATATTGATACATCGGTACTGGAGCACATCGTCTAACTGCTTGAGCGACTTTATCTGCGTCATTTAATAATCTCACTAAGGCCCGTTCTGGGGTTATCTTATCGCCATCCTTGACTCCTTCGGTAGTACCAAAACCTATGGTAGCTACATCGCCCTTAACTGGTCGGTACGCCACTGGAGAATATCCTTCCTCCAGAGCGATACTGACCAGCAGGGCAGCAGAGATAGCCAAAGAAGCTGATTGAAGTCTCTGAATCATTCCTTACCCATAACATCTTTGTAGATGCTGTATAATTTATGAGCAATCATCAAGATCGTGTAGATCAAGGTCGCCCATAGCAGGATCTCAGAGACTTGATACCCTGCAACGGTAGCTAAAGATACAGTAACAGGGGCGGCAGCTTTAGTAGCCATACTTGATGCTGTTTCGACTGTTTGCTGTGTGGTAGACATCTGATTACTCCTTACTTTGTTGTTCCCATAGTAGCGCCAAATAAACCGGGAACTGCAAATCCTTCTTTGGGGGCTTGTAAGTTGCCAGAAGCAATCTGACTAATCAGATTCTCAATCTCTTTCTTACGCAGAGATGTAAGAGCCTTGTCAGATAAGTAGCCTGCTCCGGCAGCGCCTAAACCTAACTGACCGCTTAAGGTATCAGCCCGTGTAAGAGCACTTCCGGCGATAACAGCCTGTAAAGCACCGCGCTCAGGGTTGAACTTAGACATCAGAGACAGAAGAGTCTCCATGTCAGTAGCTTTAGCAGCAGCCTTGATGATATTCTGCTCTCGTGTGGAGAACATCTTCATCTTCTCAGGATTAGCTGTCAAATTAACCAGATTACGCTTAACAATGTCGCCAGTGGCTCCTGTAGAACCTTCGATACGAGCCGTCGAAGAATCTAAGAGGTCTTGAATGACCTGAGCACGAGACTGGTTACGCCAATCAGTACGGGCTTGTGTAAGAGCTTCCATAGCCTTAGTAGCAGATGTGCCGGATAAGGACAAGGTATCTGTGCCTTTGATGTTGCCTAAATAAGAGTCAATCTCTTTTGTAACAACTTTAGCCAACCGAGCTTTATCGTCAGTACCTTTAGCAATGTCGCTGAAAGCACTACGAACCTTTTCTAAACGACCAAAATCCACATAAGGGCTAGAAGTCACTTTGTCTAAGAGCTTAAGATTGTCTTGGATATCTTTATGAGCAGCAACAATCTCAGGATCGTAGTTATTAGCCTTGAGTTCGTTATTAATATTAGGAATAAGCTTATCTCGGATTGTTGTAGTCTTAAGAGCTACACCTGCATCATCCATAGCTTGATAACCTTTAGAGGCACGGGCACGAATCTGGTCAATAGTTACAGCTTCCTTACGAGGGCCTGTAAGAGCAAATAAACCTTTACCTGTAGCACTGCCTGCAATAGTTCCAGTAACCAAACCAGCAGCTAATCCAGCCCAAGGACTACCAGTAATCTCTTGTGCCTTTTTAGCGGCATTCTCGCCAACAACAGCGCCTGTAACAGCAGCAGCAGTCTCAGCAGCAGCTCTACGACCAATCTCCTTAGCTGGAGCACCTTCCATATCTGCAAAAGTAGGCCTCATACCGGGAGTCATCATACCAGCAACAGTCTCAGCGGCTGTCTGTACATTCTGCTCTAATCCGGGTTTTGGAGTAGGAAAGGTTTTATTTAAAGCCTCTTGTTGAACTTGAGACAAATAAGGAACACGCTTCTCAGAACCAACTGCTTGAAGACCTAAATTAGCAGCCCCTGATAAGAAGTCTGCAACAGCATTAGGAGCAGCAGATAATCCAGAGATACCTGCACGAGCTGTCAATCCAAGCTGACGACCAAGTTCAGAGCCTATAGAAGGAGACTCAGCAGGCTTTGGAGCCTCTGTAGTCTCTCCTAAATGATTCTTAATCTTAGCAAGAGCCTGCTCATTGGACAAGCCATCAGGTAAATCATAATGTTGTCCTTGATATTCATATACAGGCATTTCTGCTCCTTACTGTAATTTAATAGGATTCTCTTTAGTGCCAAGAGTACTAGAAGACTTAACTTCAGGTGCTCCCGAAGAGAAATCAAAGTCATTCAGATTACCCTTCTCGTTAGCTTGTTTAGTCATACGCTGATAGTAATCAATGTTCTTCTTATGAATTTCTTTAAGCTTGCCAATAAGTTCAGTACGGGCTTGTTGGCTATTCTTGAGTTGAGGAATACGTGCTTCAATGAAGTCACGATCAGCGTTAGATACTTGAGCACCAAGCTTACCACCAAGATCCTGCAACACCAAATCTTTAGCTTGCTTATCATAGACTTCAGAAGAAGACAATGTTTTAGCAGATTCAGGACTGAGCAGACCCAGAGAAGACAAGAATTGACCTGCACCGATAGCAGTGCCTGCCAGAGGGCCAGTAAGCATTTGACCTTTATTAAGCTGTTCCATACTAGCCAAGCGATTAACGGCATTAGCAGAAGCTTTAGCTTGTACTTCAGAGTCAGCCAAGGCTTTAGCTTGAAGCTCACCCCGCTGCTTAGCAAAGGATGTCTCTTGTTGCTGGATAACAGACATACGGTTAGCTCCTGCAATCTGCTTCTGAATAGCACGGCTCTGAAGCTGAGCATTCACTTGGGCTGTCTGTTGAGGAGTGTATCCTCCGTATGTGGACTTAGCACCAAAACCAAGCTCATTAGCCACTGCAACGAAGTCAGAACTAGGTTTAACTTCTTTATCAATTGGAACTAATTCGCCCTCACCTTTAAGGTAGCTAGAGATGCTTTCAGAGGTATACTTACCTGTCTTAGCCAAATCAAGAGCCTGCCCAACAGTGGAAATATCTTGAAGAGTCTTCTGAGCTGTAGCTTTCTTACTGATTGTCTCAGCTTGTTTAGCTTCCAGCTCACCAGTAGCTTTACGCATCTCCTGCGCCTTAGCAGCCACTTGCATGGACATCTGAGGATCAGTCTGTTGAAGATCAGCAGCAATCTTGTCTAAAGCTTCAGCAGTGGTAGTACCATATTTAGCACCCAGTTCACGAAGCTTAGTAGCACGAGCCACAGTAGGGTCTTGAACATCAACACCAAATAAACCACCAATACCTTGACCTACTTGTTGACCCGCTTTAGCGCCCATCATATACAGGCGCTGGTTAGGAGTCAGTTGTGCTTCCTGAAGCAGTCGAGCACGTTGAATATCTTCAGGAGCAGTGAATAAACCTAAATCAGCCATAATATCTCCTTACAGATATGCACCAATGTCTTGATTACCGAAGTAATTACCTGTACCAAAACCTGTAGTACCGCTAGCAGCAGTTAAAGCAGGAATAGAAGAACCAGACAACCCTTGGATCAGTTGAGAGATAGGATCAGTTAAACCAGAGATAGCTCCTTGCAGGGCAGCCTGCTGGGCTTG